CCAAAACCACCAACACCAAACATCACGCTATTAAGAGTTGCTGGCGTAAACCACAACACTTCATTAATTTCACGACCTGCGGGTATTTCATATATTTGTTGATTAGCAACTAACTGAACATAATCTTTTTTAATTTCCCAATCTCCACCGGCTTGTAATCCAACAATTTTAGAATACGCATAAGTGTATCGAGTTTCAAAGTCTAAACTTTTTGTTACAAAGGCTCTAGATAATGACTGTGTGTCTAAATTTAAATTATAAAGTGATGTCCATTGAGACTCAATTAACCAATCCTGCACATATTGTGAGTAATCCTCAATTGAAAACTCTAAAAGAGTATCCATCATTTCATCTTCCAGTTCTACGGATCTTAATGGTGCTCCAAGTAAATGTCTTACTTTTTGATAAAACTGACTTCTTTCTGGTTCATTAATAATTGACATAGTTTTTATTTATAAATATGTTTATTATTAAATAATAATTTTACTTAATTCTTTTTTATATAACTTAACCATTTCATTGATCTCTGAAGAACCTCCAAGATCTTTTATTTTGTCTTGAAAAAATTTAATTCTCTCATTGTAATATTCTATTTCTTTGTCGCTATTTCTAAAAAGTGAAGGTTTTATTGAAACTTTTAATGGTTCTTTGGTTATTGGTATTGTAAAATTACTTTTAAGTGGATTTTCATAAAAATAAATTAAATGTGGTGGAAATTTTGATTTATTACTTACCGTTAACATTCTATTATGATCATTTCTAAACATAATATAATTTTGGTTTGCTCTATCTACGTAAACTAAAACATCAACATTTTCGCTCTTATATTTATTTTGTGTTGCCCAAGATGGAATTACAAAATAATTACCCCTATCACTACCGTCATATAAAACTATTTGACTAACATTTACAGGTTTAACTTGGAAATATATTGTATCGCCATTTTTTAATTTTAAAACTAAGTCTTGTCCTTTTTTTCTATCGTTAATATCTCCAGCACAGTGTTCATATAGTTCATAACTAATACCTTCTTCCTCAATACTTAAGTTATATGCTTCTCTAATCGATTTTTTGGCATAGTCTTCATTAAGACGACCAACCTCAACAGTTCCAATGTTAGGTTCTGCTAATCGATCAAGATACATACCATCATTACTAAATAAATTATATGCATTGTTGGTTATCCAAGTTTTAAAATCTTCAACACCTTCCGTTTCTTCCATCCATATTTTTTGAATTTCTGATTTAACTTTACTGTTGGTGTCAAAACGATTTATAATTGACCAATTACTTGTTCCTCCGTATTTTTTTTCTGAATATTCACCACCTAAAACACCTTCATCGGTGTTACATTTTTTTGTTTCTATTTTACCTATACATCCATATTTGTATTGTTTGTTAAAACAACCCTCATATTGTGACGCAATTAATAATCTAATTTGTTTTGGTGTTAAAGGAAAAGAAAAACCATTTTTTTCAGATAATAATTTTTTAACATTAATATTTTCTTTAATATTTTTCTTTTTTGTTTTTAATTCATAAAGGTCATTAACAAATTCCCAATTAACAACATTCCAAAAGTTATTTATATACTCATCTCGTTTGTTTTGATATTTTAAATAATATGCGTGTTCCCAAACATCAAGACCTAAAATTGGAAACCCACCTTTTTTAACAACATTCATTAGGGGATTATCTTGATTTGGTAACGACATTATTTTTAAATTACCATCTTTTGTTAGGTATAACCATGCCCATCCAGATCCAAAACGATCTTTAGCGACTTGATTAAACTCATCTTTCATTTTTTTTATATTTCCAAAATCTTTTTTAATTTGTTTATATATTTCACCAGTCGGAACTTGTTTTTTTGGTGATAACATTTTCCAAAATAAAGCATGATTAAACGCCCCACCGGCATTGTTTCTTATTGTGTTATCATATTTACTTATAGATTTTATGATTTCTTCTAACTCCACATCACCTTTAATATTCTTAATTGCTTTATTCAACTTATCAACATAACCTTTATAGTGTTTGTTGTAATGAACATCCATAGTTTTAGAATCAATAAACTTATTTAAAGAAGAATAGGTGTAAGGTAATTTTTCTATTCCAATTTTTTTCATTTCAACAATTAAATTTTTTTTAATTGTTTCTTTTTCGTTTAAAACTATTTGTTCGGATATAAGATTTAATTTATTTTTAATTGAGTTAGATTCATACATTTTTTTTTCTAAGTCTGGATGTTTTTTTTCAAACATCTTAACAAGTCTGCCAGCGAAGGCATTTGCTTCGTCTTCATTTTTTCCACCAATGTTTGGACCTTTTTTTCTACCCTGTACGGACAGTTGATATTCGTGAACCCATTCATGAGCTAAGGTTCTCATAATGTCCCTATTAAGTCTGTTATTTGCCAAGATTTTTAACTCACCATTATCCGTTCTTGACCCCGTTGACATTTTGCCAATTTGTTTACCCAAAAATTTTACAGTGATTTCTTTTTTTAATGGATATTTTTCTTGTAATAATTCTATAAAATTATGTATAAGTTCTTTATCTTCTTTTTGAAACTTGGTATCTTCGTATGTTATTTTTAATTCCATTAATTATAAATATCTCTATCGATATTTATTTATCATATTTAACATCTCTTCAGCAACATCACCAATGTTTTCTTCTAATTGATCGCCCATTACAGTTCTGATAATTTGTTTTTTACGATTTAGAATATCATATATTGCACCTTCTATTGTGTTTTCATATAAAGGATAATAAACCAACACATTATTTTTTTGACCATATCTATAAGCCCTGTCTTCGGCTTGAGAATGTTCTGCTGGAACAAATGATAGGTCATTCATAATTACAACCTCAGCAGAAGTTAAAGTTAACCCAACACCAGCCGCCTTTATGTTTCCAACAAAAACTTTAATTTTTTCATTGTCTTGAAATTCGTCAACAGCTTTTTGGCGATGAGGTTTAGAACAACTACCGTCTAAATAAACCGCTTGTTTACCAAAGTGTTGGTAAATCGTTTGTAAAGACTCTGTAAAGTTTGTAAATACGATTACTTTTTTTCCTTGTTCAATAATATTTTCTACAATCTCTATGGTTTGTTTTGTTTTTTCATTTGAAATAACTTTTCTAACCTTCATTAGTTTTGAAAACTGAACGGTAAGTGATGATGCTTCGTCAGGATTTTTATCATACCAAGCATAATATTCCCCCATCAGTTCTTCATACTCTTTTGATTTTAAACGAAGATATACAGGAGAAATAATTTTATCAGGAAGATCTAACACATCTTCTTTTAACCTACGAAGAATTTGTTTTGAAGTTCTATCTCTTAATTCCTCTAAATTAGATGCTCCCGTTACATTCCAAACTTTTCTTCTACCTGCCATAAATTGATAACCTTGACAATAACGAATAGCGTAAGCCATCCAATTTTGAGCAACTGGTGATTCAATAATGTTTAATAGGTTATAATAGTTCATTGGACGAGAAGTCATTGGGGTTCCCGTTAATAACCAAACTCTTTTAATATTCTTAACAAAATGATTTATTATTTTTGTTCTTTGTGATTGTGGATTTGAAATCATGTGAGCCTCATCTAAGATAACAAGGTCAAAATTTGATTGGTTGAGTAATGAATTATCTTTTTCTTTTGTGTCGTGAAAGTTTTTTAAAATATCATAATTAACAATAACAAAATCAGATTCAGTTGAAAATTTCTTACCTTCTGAAATATAAACAGGTCTATCTGAATAATTTTCAATTTCACGTTGCCAGTTAATCTTTAATGATGCGGGACATATAATTAATATTTTTTTCGCACCTGTCTCTAAAGCTGCTATGATCGTACAAGTAGTTTTTCCAAGTCCCATATCATCGGCAAGAATGAATCTTCTTGATCCTGCTAATTTTTCTATTGCCTCTTTTTGATGTTGTAATGGGGGTCTATGACTATATTTAGAATAATCTACCTCAACTACCTCAACATTGTGTGATTTTATTAATGCTGATTTAGGAACCCAAAATTCTGTTAAAGGATCTTTCTCAAAGAATTTACCCCAAATATGATACGATTTTTCTTTCTCAACTAATAATTTCTCAATGTAAATTTTTTCAGGAGTTTCCATCAAATATTTTTCTTCTGCAAACTTCTTTGCGAAATATGTGTCAAGATCAACCCACTTACGTGCGATCTTTGGTGTTGTGTTAAAATAATTTATAATGTAGTCCGATTGAGTTCTTGTTGATAAAACTTACCATTAGTTTTTTTTTTATTTTGTAAGTATATTATATGGTTATTCGCACCACTATATGACTCGAGTAGTACAAGCGCTTTTTGCTCAACTAAGGAAGATAAGTTTTCCAATTTTAGTCTTTTAATAAAAATACTAATAAAAAAGATATTTATCAATAAAATAGTGTTTTTATGCAAAATAATGTTCCAATTTCTAGATTAGGTAAATTTTTTGGGGATCGTGATTTTGAACTTGAAGTTAGTATGGGTCAGGAGTGGTTGATAGGTGATATGAACTTTACTTGTGTTCTATATAAAATTGATAGAAACAAAATTAAAACTGACGATGTTTATGGTGAAGTTGTAGAAGATGGTATTAAATTTTTACCTCCTGTCGAATTTAACGCACAAATTACTATTGCCGCACCTGAAAATAAAATGATTGGATCAACAAAAATGGATCAGTTTGAGCCAGGAAACATCACAATTTCTGTTTATTTAAAAACTTTAGAAAATTTAAATATTGATGTTGATTTTGGTGATTATGTTGGGTATTATGATAGTGAAAATTTTGTTAGATATTATACTGTCGTTAATGATGGTCGTGTAATTTCAGATACAAAACACACATATAAAGGTTTTAAACCATTTTTTAGAACAATAATTGCCGCACCTGTTGGGCCAAACGAATTTAAAGGTTTATAATATAATTAAAAGTAATAAAATTAATAATGGCAATACCAAAGAAATCAGTTAAACCATCCATACCTTTAAACTACCCTAAAACTCTTTTACCAAGAAGAGAAGAAATTAAAGATATGATTACTAAAGATGGAACTTACCTTCCTAAATCATTGCTACATGCGGATTTAGATCGTGGATTTTTAGATTTTGTAAAAGAAAAATTCAATATAGTTTCGGAAGGTAAAAAAATTCCCGTTGTAGATATTTTAATTACAACCCAAAATTGGTCTCAGTTTGTTGAAACTTGGGATTTTCAAAATATAGATAAAAATATTGAACCTCCATTTATAACTGTTATTAGAAACCCCGAAGTTAAATATGGAAATAACCCTGCGGTTTTGTATAATATTCCAAATAGAAAAATGTATTATTATATGGAAGTACCAACATGGGATGGAAATAGAAAAGGGGCCGACATATACAAAATTCCACAACCAGTTCCGGCCGATTTTAAATATACTGTTGCAATTATATGTAATAGAATGAGGGATCTTAACACTTTAAATCAAAGAGTTCTTGAAACATTTGCATCAAAACAAGCGTATCAAACTATTAATGGCCATTATATTCCAATAATAAATGACGCATTTACCGACGAGTCTGTTATGGATTTAGAAAAAAGAAAATATTACATACAGAAGTATGATTTCACAATGATGGGATTCTTAATAGATGAAGAACAGTTTGAAGTTTCTCCTGCAATATCTAGAACCTTTCAGGTAATTGAAACTGACCAAAGAAATATAAAAAGGAAACAAAAAAAACAAACCCCAATAGAACTTGAGGTAATTAAATTACAATATTTAAATAATATCACAACGCAAGAACGCTATTTTGAATATACTTGTAATTTACTTTTTGATCGATCTGTTAATATAGAAGAATTTTCTGTCTACATAAATGAACAATATTATGGTGATAATGTTGAATCAATTCAAATTAATACAAATGATATGTTAAGGATTGATATAATATCTAGTGGTGGATCTGAGGATCCTTATCTTTTGTTTACTCAAAGTTTAGTTTAATTTTCACCATATATATCTTTTTTATCTTTACATTTTTCAATAATTAATGACTCCAAAAATTTATATATTTTAAGTCCTCGTTTATCGCAATATTTTTTTAGGACTTCGTGAACTTCGGAGTCAATCTTGAGGTTTTTTATCTTCTTGTTATCGTTAGTCATATAGGCAGAAAAAAGGCAGAAAAAAATCTTACCAAAATATAAATACTTTTAGTAATGTAAAGTTTTTAGTATTTTACAAAGTATTTATAGAAATAAATAACTAAAAAAAAATATTTAACATGGCAACTAATAGTAAAGTTTTTGTTTCACCAGGTGTTTATACCTCAGAGGTTGATTTAAGTTTTGTGGCACAAAGTGTCGGAGTAACAACTTTGGGTATCGTGGGAGAAACGTTAATTGGTCCAGCATTCGAACCAATTTTTATCGCAAGTTTTAACGAATTCCAAACGGTATTCGGTGGAACATCACCAGAAAAATTTATAAACACACAAATACCTAAATATGAGGCGGCATATATCGCCAAAGCATATTTACAACAATCAAACCAACTATTTGTAACAAGAATATTAGGTTTGTCAGGATATGATGCGGGTCCGTCTTGGTCTATCGCAACTGTTGCAAATGTTGATCCATCAACTGTTGGTATTTGGTGCTTAAGTTCAGTTACTGATGTATATACTTGTGAAACAATATGTGCTCTTCCTTACCAAGAAACTTATCTTGTATCATTTAGTGGTTGTAATAATGATGTGTCAACAATTTCATATCTATCACAATTCCCTCAAGAAATTCAAGATATTCTTTATAGTCAATACGAACAATTTGATGGAGGCACTTCCACATTAAATGATGACATTAGAAGTTTGATTTTTGATGTTATCACAAATTCAAACCCATTTACCGCAGAAGATAAATACATTTCATATTTTGGATCTATAGATACTGATGATTACAACACTTTAACAAACGCAGGGTGGTCAGCATCTACAAACGTATTTGGGGTTCCTTCAGTTTCACTTGACGATACTGATTTAGAATCAGCTTTAAACGATCCTTGGTATTACGCATTATTCAATACTACTGGTAATACGAATTATAGTGGATATTCATTCTTCACTTATGTTACGGACTTAACTATGAATCCAGTTACGACTACAACAACGTTAACTCCTTCTCCAACACCAACACCAAACCCTTGTACAACACCAATTCCTATAACACCAACTACAACGACAACAACTTTACCGTTAAATTGTTATCAAGGAAATTTAATATTAAAAATGTATTTCTATACAGGAACATCGTTTACGGAGTATGATAATGTGGTTGTTGGGTCTTTAAGGTCAAGAGGTGTTGCAACATACTCAACCGGAAATAACCCGTCTTATTCTGTTACAGGAACATCAGAGGTTTCTTTAAATATGACTGGTCAATATTCTTCAGTTCTTAAAAATCCTTATACCACTTTTGGTGTAAACGTTACTGATAAGTTTGGTGTCAAATATTTCTTTGAAACTTCATTTAGTCAAAACGACCCTGAGTATTGGAGTAAAGTATTTGGTGTAACTAACTTTCAAAAACCAAGAATTGAGGTTCCTGTGTTTGCAGAAGAAAATTTCCAATCTTGGTTGAACTTTGCTTGGAGGAAAGGTTACATTAAAGGTCTTAATCCAAACCTAATTGCTCTTGATTCTGCTCAAAGTGGTGATCCAAATTCAATAGGATGGTATTTAGATAAATGGCAAACACCATACTCTCCATTTGTTGTGTCTGAACTTAGAGGTAATAAAGTTTATGATTTATTTAGATTCTATACAATTTCTGATGGGGACGGGGCTAACACCTTAATTAAAATTTCAATAATTAATCAAACATTTAATAATTTAACGTTTGATATATTAATTCGTGATTATTTTGATACAGATGCAAATCCTGTTGTTTTAGAAAAATTCACAAACTGTGCAATGGATCCAGGACAAAATAATTATATTGCAAACAAAGTTGGAACTTTAGATGGTGAATACGTATTAAATTCAAAATATGTAATGGTTGAAATGTCTGAAGATGCTCCAATTGACGCTCTTCCTTGTGGATTTAATGGGTTTAATTTTAGAAACTACGCAGGGGCACAATCACCATTCCCGATAATTAAAGGTAAGTATGATTTCCCTGGTGAAGTTATTTATAATCCTCCATTTGGTTTATCTTCAGGAAACGACGATGCTTTGGTTAGTTCAGGTGATAACGTTAGAAGAACTTACTTAGGTATGTCTAATTCTTATGGTTGGGATCCTGCATTCTTTGAATATTATGGTAAAAGAAATCCTGTTAACTCTTGTGATATTGAGGGCCTACCTTTTAATTACAGATCAGCTGGTTTCCACATGGATGTAAATGCAAGTGGATTAACAATAGGACCCGAGTTTTCAACAAGTGGTGGACAAAGGTTTATTTGTGGTAACTCACCATTTATAACAGACCCTGAATTACCAACAAACGCATATTATAGACTGTTCGCTCGTAAATTTACATTCTTAGTTCAAGGAGGGTTTGACGGATGGGATATCTATAGAGAATACAGAACAAACGAAGATAGATTCCAAATTGGTAGAGCCGGATATTTGAATGGAGCTTGTCCT